ATTATAAGATCATTAGATTTAAGTAATTTAAACCCTATACCTCAAAATATTTTAAAAAATAGAGCAGATGCTAGATTATTGCAAGATGCTATTAATAATGCAAATAGTTTGACTGAGTTAAATAATTTAAACATTAATTTTATTGATTAACATGAGCGTTTCAGGAACAAATACATTTACACAAACAAGAAATAATATAATTAATCGTGCTTATAAAATTATAGGAATTAAAACTCGGGGAAGAGATTTAACTGCAGAAGAAATTAATGAAGCATCAGAAGCATTAAATTTATATGTCAAAGGCTTAAAAAGTGAAGGTGTTTATCTTTGGAAATACGCCGAGGGAACTTTATTTTTAAAAGTAGGTCAAGAAAGTTATATTTTAGATGGAACAACTGCCAATGCAACAGAATCTTTTGCCCAAACCACAACTAATGCAACAGCAACAAGTGGAGCAAGCTTAATTGTAGTTACTAGTGCAAGTGGATTTATTATTGGATACAACATAGGAATAATGCAAAATGATGGTAATTTGCATTGGACAACTATTTCTAATATAGCGGGAACAACAATTACTTTGACTGCTCCTTTAACTAATAATGTATCAAATGAAGCAACTGTTTATGTTTACCAAACTAAAATTACACGCCCCGAAGCAATAACATCAGCAAGGAGGAGGGATTCCTCAAATTATGATACTCCTTTAAATGACCTTGCTAGAAGTGATTATTTTAATCTTGCTCAAAAAACAGTAATTGGACAACCAACTCAATTCTATTACGACAAACAATTAAGCTCGGGAACAATTTATTTATATCAAGCTCCAAATGACGCTTCTAATACAATTAAATTTACATTTCAGAAAATGTTTTTTGATTTAAATGAAGGCAATGACAATCCTGATTTTCCTATTGAATGGGCTGAAACTTTAGCTTTTGGTTTAGCTTCTCGTTTATCTTATGATTTTTCAATTGACAAAACAAAATCTGAGCAAATTAAAAGAACATACGATGAAATGTTGCGTAATTTAAAAGGATATGATAGAGAAGATTCAATTTATTTTGTTCCAACTTATAATTTATATAGATAATGATCCAGCAAATACATTTTGGAGTAAATTCATATAAAGCTAAAAGTGGCTTAATATCTGCTGAACGATTAGTTAATTGTTATGCTGAAATAGCACCTCAAACTAGTGCATTTCCTAATATGGTTTTAGGAACAGCAGGGTTTGATGTATGGTTAGATACAGCGGTTTCTTTGCCAATTTATGGAATGCATGTAATGAATGGAGATTTATTTATTGTAGCAGGAAATAAAGTTTTTAAAATTGACTCAGGTAAAGCAAGGACTTTAATTGGTGAAATAACAACTCAAATAGGTCAAGTCATTATGACTGACAATGGTGCTCAAGTTACAATACAATTTCCAGGCGGTATTACTTATTATTGCACAAGCACTGCGGGATCATTATTGCAAATAACAGATGGAGATTTTAACAATTCTGGCTCAATAACAACACTTGACGGCTTTACTGTATCTGCCTTAATAGATTCAAATGAATTTCAATGGTCAGATGTTAATACAACACAAAATTGGAATGCATTAAATGCCGCAACTGTTGAGGCTAATTCATCAAAAATTGTTAGAGTTTATCAAAATAATTTAGAACTTTGGTTTTTTAAAGAAGATATAATTCAAGTTTATTATAATACTGGATCAGGAAATCCTTTATTTCAAAGAAAAGAAGGTGTTTATATTGAAAAAGGTTGTGCTTCTAAATATTCAATAGCAACTCTTGATAATTCATATTTTTTCTTAGGTAATGATGGAATAATTTACCAAACTATAGGATACCAATTAAAACAAATATCTACTTTTCCAATATCGCAGGAAATTGGAGAATATGCAATAATAAATGATGCTATAGCTTTTACTTATATTTTAGGAGGACATAAATTTTATTGTATTACTTTTCCATCGGCAAATAAAACTTGGGAATACGATATATCAACAGAATTATGGCATGAAAGAGAAAGTATTAACAACGCAGGAAAAAGTGGTAGATGGAAAGCAAATTGTTATATAAATTTTAACAATAAAAATTTAATAGGAGATTTTGAAACGGGCGTTATATATGAATTAAAAGATAATTTGCATACTGAAAATGGTGCCGTAATTAAAAGAGAGGTTATAGGAACAACCTTGTTTAAAAATTTTGCAAGAATGACAATGTCAAGATTTATAGTTTGTATGGAAACGGGCGTTGGAATAGCAACTGGACAAGGTCAAAATCCACAAATTATGGGAAAGTTTTCTATTGATGGCGGTAAAACATTTAGCAATGAATTATGGCAACCACTAGGAACGGAAGGTTCTTACTGGACGGAAATATTTTGGACACAAATAGGGCAAGGTCGTTCTTTTATAACAAAATTAAATTACAGTGAGCCAACTAAATTTGTAATTGCTGGCTGTTTTGTAGAAATTGAAACAGAAAATGATTAATATACCAAACAATAACCAACCAGTTGAAGACAACGGCATGATAAAGCCAGAATGGAATACATTTTTTCAACAAATTAAGACAGTAATAAAAAATGATTATGCACAAAATATTGGTTTACCTAACGCCTTACAGCCAATAATTGATGAAAACAAAAATATTGATAGAATTTGGTATAATTTTTTTGAAAAAAGCTACAAAACAACTGGTGCATCTTTTGGTATTCCATCTTCCCAAGAAAAGTTGAGCAGTAAGTGGCATACATTTTTTGAAAATATGTATCAAGAGTTAAAATAATTGTTGATTATTTATTTAAAACATTAATAATGACCATTGTTTCTTGAGTAAATGTAAATTAGATTAAGCATTTATATATTTATGAAAGGATTATCAAGCCTTTACAGAGGTTTGTCAGGTGTTGAGCCAACAGCTGATGACATAGGAGCAGTAAAAAAAGCGGGCGACACAATGACTGGTGCGTTAATATTAAGTGGTAGCCCAACAGAGCCTAATCAAGCCGCAACTAAATCTTATGTTGATAGCAATTCTTCATCATGGGGTTCTATTGGTGGCACATTATCAAATCAAACAGATCTTCAAAATGCCCTTAATGCAAAACAAGATACTTTAGTTTCTGGAACAAATATCAAAACAATAAACTCAACTTCAATTTTAGGATCTGGTAATTTGTCAATAACCGCAAGTGCCGCTGGAACAAATACACAAGTTCAATTTAATGATAGCGGAAGTATAGGTGGAGATGCTGGTTTGACATATCATAAAACAACAAATAACTTGAATGTAGATGGCAGAGTTGATGCTTCTGCATTCCAAGTAAACGGAACAGCTGGTAATGGATATATTGATTTAAAACACCAATCCGCTGACGCCTCTCCTCCATCTGCATTTTCCGCTTTATTTGCTGATAGCAACGGAAATATTAAATACAAAAATGATGGTAATTATTATACTACATATTCTACACATGCCAATACCGCAAATAGAATATACACTTTTCAAGATAAAAGCTATACTTTAGCAGAAGCAGGAGCAAACACAGATATAACTTCTATCTCATTAAATCAAAGTGGTTTAGTGGTTAAAGGTGCGACTTCAAATGCACTTACTATAAAACCAAACGAAACTCTTAGTGCATCACGCACATTAAACTTAAAAATTAATGATATAGATAGAACTATTGATTTATCTGGTAACTTAACTGTTTCAAGTGATGCAACAATTTCAGGAACTAATACTGGAGACCAAACAAATATAACTGGTAATGCGGGAACAGCAACTACTTTACAAACTGCAAGATCAATTTATGGTAATAACTTTGATGGATCTGCAGCATTATCACAAACTATTGCCTCAACTTTTGGAGGCACGGGAAATGGATTTACAAAATTTACAGGAGCAACTAGCACAGAAAAAACTTACACCTTACCTAATGCATCAGCAACAATTTTAACTGACAATACTGCAGTTACTGTTCCTCAAGGAGGAACGGGTTTAACAACTTTAACAACGGCTTATGGTGTAGTATGTGCAGGAACAACAGCTAATGGATCTTTGCAAAATGCTGGTGCAGGAACTAGTGGTCAATATTTAAAATCAAATGGAGCAAGTTTATTACCAAGTTTTGCTAATTTTACACCACCAACAATTACAAAACTTACTTCAGGCTCAGGAACGCACACAACCTCCGCTGGAACTTTATATTTTAGAGTTAGAATGGTTGGCGGAGGTGGTGGCGGTGCTGGATCTGCAACGATTGCAGCAGGAAATCACGGAAGTGGTGGAAATGGTGGCAATACTACTTTTGGAACTTCACTTTTAATTGCAAATGGCGGAGCTGGTGGTGGTGGAGCTGGTAGTGGTGCTGGTGGTCTCGGAGGTTCTACTACTATTAATTCTCCCGCATACGGAACTGGAATATCGGGAGGGGCTGGCACGGGTGGCGGAAATACAGTTGCTGTTCAAGTTCAATTTGGAGGAGCGGGAGCTGCTTCTTTTTTTGGAGGGGCTTCTGGGAGAGGCGATGTTGCCTCAGCAACTAATAGTGGTAGTGGCGGTGCTGCAGGGGCTGCGGGTGCTTCTTCCTTCATTGGAGGTTCTGGTGGTGCTGGTGGATTTATTGACGCAATTATTCCATCACCTTCGGCTACTTATGCTTACAGCATTGGATCGGCTGGAACAAGTGGTGCTGCTGGAACTGGGGGAAATGCTGGTGCAACTGGTGGCTCCGGCTATATTGAAGTAACCGAATATTATAATTAAAATCATATGAAAATAGAAAAATTAAAAGACTTAAGAAGTCAAAAAGGTTTTCAATTCAACGAACAATTTTTTGTTGCTTATGAAGGTAATTCTCAATTTGACGCAAATAATAAAGATTATCTTGCTTGCTTAGAGTTTATTAAAAATGGCGGTAAATTAGAACCCGAATTCACGCCAGAAGAGTATTTAAAAAGAGCAAAAGATAATAAACTTGCTCAACTTGAAGCTTTTATTTTATCTAAAAAAACTGAGAAATATACATCTCACTTTGCACCTGAAATTATAGACGGCTCTAGAATTGGAGCTGAAGTTAAGTTTTACTGGCATGTTGATTCTATTCCAAACAGCAATTTAACGCCTGAAAGCGTATTAAATAAATGCACAATGGATTATGTAAGTTGTGTTAATCTTGCTAAAAAAACTGGCACTGATTACGCAAGCGAAAAAAGTATTTACGATAATTGTGTAAAGCAAAAAATCGTTCCATATTCTACAACTATCGTTAAAGATGGCAAAGAACAAGCTGGTGTAGTAAATATTTTACCCGTTGCATTTTCTATAGCCGATCATATCCAAAATAGAGAAATCAATAATAATAAACTTTTAAAACTAAAACAACTTGAAATCAACGCTTGTAAAAGTGTCGAGGAAGTCGAAGCAATTAAATTTGAATAATATGAAATCAGGATTTGAATTTATAGACGAGCCAGTTTATACGCCAAAAAAAGATAAAAAAGATAAAATCGTTCTTAAAAAAGATTTAAGATTTTATATTAATTTTGCTGGTCAAAGACTTCCTGAGCTTTATATAATTCCTACAGGCTTTGAATCTAATGGCTTTACAATTCCGTTTATATTTAAGCCTTTTTTCTCTAACTTTGATGTTGGCGTGGAAAATGCTATTGCTCATGACTTTTTATACTCAGAGCTAAAAACCTTTGACATGTTTCGTAGAGATGCTGACATGGCTTTTTATAGCGGTTTAAGGTCAAGTAGTTTAGAAGTTTGGAAAGCCAAGCTATTTTATTGTGCGGTAATTATTAGAGGCGGTAAACATTGGAGGAAAAAGAAATGATTGATTTTATTACCATATTTAACTTAATGAAGCAAGCACCAGAATTTTCAATGATGGTAAGTGCATTTTTTATTTACCTTTTTTATTATTGGGTTAAAAATCAAGGCGAAAAAAAAATATTAGATATGATTCAGCCAGTAAAACAAGATATATCAGAAATAAAACAAGACTTAGTAAAAATTAAACAAAACATTTGCCAAAAATAATGGACTTTAAGCAGTTTTTAGAACAAATTAAAGGATTAACCGACCCCGCAATATTTGCTATTATTGCTAAATTTGCAATTGGTTTTTATTTTTTAAAATTATTATTTAAGGGCTTTAAAGAGTTTTTAAAATTTATTTTTGCAGTTAAGGAAAAAAAAGACAATTTTGAAGAATCACAAGTAGAAATTAAAGAATTTAAAAAAACTTTGAATAAAGTAAAAGAAGCTGGTGAAGAGACGATGTTAAGAATATCAAAAATAGAAAAAGATTTAAGCTTTTTAAAAGCTTACAGAGATATAAAACATGGTAAAGATACCGAAATTGAAGAATCAAGAAAAACTATGAAATTAGTATTAGAAAAATTAACAACAAACAATAAATAATTTATGTTAACAAAACAAAACGGAGCAAAAGTTTATTCAATTATTTATTTAATTGCCTTTTTACATTACCCGATTTTTATTGGCATTGATATTTATTATACGCCAGTAAAACAAGAAATATTTGACAATTTAGGAAAGTTCCTATTTTATGCTGGAAGTGGTTTCTTTGCGATTATAGGCTTAGGAAATATTAATTTATTAACTGGACTTTTAAAAAAATAATGCTTAGTTTTATTTTGCCTTTAATTCTTAAATCCAAAAACTTTGCTATAGGCGTTATTGGAGTAATTTTGTTTTTATTTATTCTTGGCTTTGTCAATAATTATTTTGAAACAAAAGAGCGAA